AGCGTGAGTTCCGGGACCTTTGCCATGGGGGTGTGCTACAGAAGAATGTTTGGGTGCGTATATTTTTTGGCCCTGTAGCACAGGGTACTTGACTTTTGCCCGGTGCCCCCTCTATGCTACAGAAGTAGTTTTGAGGTGTAGCACAGGAGCGGAGTTTGAGAATGTATCAGTAGGTTCCCTATGTCATTCCCGAATCGCCCCAGGTCCGGACCCCGCCCCCGGTGGGGCAGGGCGAGCGGCTGAGGGGTCAGTCTTCCAGTTCGGCCAGCAGTTCGCGTGTGCGAGCCAGCAGTTCAGCGGTGAGGCGTTGCTGTCGCTCGTCTGCCTGACGCATACGCTCCAGGGCAGCGGCGAACTGATCAGCGAGTGGTGTGGGTCGGTTCATTGGATTAGGAGAGGTGCGGACGTGGGTGATCCGCTTGTTTGTACTGTAGCAGATCAGAGCACAGCGTCAACCGATCAATTGATCAGCATTCCTTATCTTTCCGGCTAAACTGATCAGACGCGCCAGCCGCTGCCGTACCGAAACAGGCAGCCGCCAGCGACGCAGCCATCAGCAGCGGCACTGTGTGAGTCTGTGCTGCCTCACGGTGTGGGAGCTTAGTGGCTGCCGTGCCAATGGCCACAGCGCCGAATGCCGCACAGGCTCCTGTGATAGTGAAAAGCGCAATACTAAGAAAACTCTTAGACATCGTGTGAGAAAGCGGAAGGTTAGTAAAGAAAAGATTAATTTTTGTGAGACCGATCTCACGAAGCCAGCGCCAAGACTCGCCTAACAGTTGATCGGCTACAACCCAATCGATCCGCGATAGCCTGTTGCGTCATGCCCGCACGGCGCAACATGCGGCAGCGACGTGGCCTGGACATCGTGAGCAGGTCCACCAGCGCCACCAGCACCAGCAACGGCAACAGAACCTTAAAGAGAAGAGCGAGAGTAAGGGAAAGCACGGAAGCAAGGGAACCGGGCTATGGGTGAGAGTCATCCGGTTCCCTAGCACAATAACAGATCACGCCACGGTGTCAACCCCCGTAATAGGGAGCGACAGGCTCCAGGATGACAGGGAATGGGACGTCTTCCAGCCGTGCCACATAGGCACCGTGCTTATCGCTCCACGCTGGCTCTTTACAGTCCAGCGCTTCCCTTACTTCTCCAGTCGGCCAGCTGCTATAACCCACACAAAAGCGATCATTCCAGCGTTGCAGCGCTGGCCAGTCTGAGTCGTAGTCTGCGTTGATGGGACGGGCGAACCAGCCGCAGACCCAATCGAAAAAGCCAGACCCTCCGATCTGGTCAGCCCTGAACACAGAAAAACTGCCGTAATTTCCCCTAACGTCGCCGCCTAGGTGACGCTCCACCACCACGTAGAGGTCATCGCACCAGCACCAGTCAGCGGCATTCTCGGGAGCGTAGACACTGAACACAAGCTGGGAGCTGAGATCCTGCTCGTGGTTGTAAGTGTTGTCGCGCAGTACCTGTACGTACTGCTGATGAGTCTCCCTAGCGAACCACCGCAATAGCGCGGGCTCCTCTTCCGTTGCCCACTTGCTGGAATCGACGTGATCGGGCAGCGGCAGCGGTTCGCCGAGACTCTCCAGGATGTGAAGGTCAGAGTCCAGAGTCGGACAATCCCAGGAGATCCGATCCGCAGTTGCGATCGCTTGAAACTTGAAAAGCGTTGGGGTCATGGCATGGTGTGCCTAACGACCCCCAGACAATAGGCGCAACGCTCCACCCTGTCAACAGATCCGGTTTGTCCGATTCGTCCAATTTGTCCAGTTTGTCCAGCTTGACGGATCCGTCCATCCTTTCTATTGTGCTGAGGTAGTTTCACGCTCCACCCATGAGCTGGCATCAATTCGCGCATCCTGACGGCAGCCCATACGGCAGCTGCGAGGTGTTCTTCACTTGCGGATCCTTAGATCAAGACTGCGAGGGCGCAACCGCTCCAGGCTGGTACTGGCACGCGTGCTATCCGGGCTGTCTGCCGGATTCCGAACCAGTCGGCCCGTTCCAGTCTGAGGAAGAGTGCCTCGCTGATGCTGAGGTTGCGGAATGACCAGCCAAGAAATCGCGCAGCGCCACAGCTACGCTCGTGCCATGCTGGAACGTGGCTGCCGCATCGCAAGCGTGGCCACGATGATCAGCGCCAAATTTCAGGTTTCACGCTCCACCGCATATGCTGACATCAGAGCAGCGTCCGACGAGATCACCGCCAGCGATGACGGACCCGCAACAGAGGAGACGTGCCAGCCGCTAGATCCCGAAACAATCCAGGGGCAACTGGCGCATTTGATCGACGTCGCAGCGGCAGCAGGCGACATTAAGGGGATTTGCCAGCTAGTAAAAGCCGCTGACGCTGCCAAACGCTGGCAAGGCTACGGCACGTCCCAGGGAGGCTACGTATGAAGCGCTTTATTTTTCGGTTCACCGCACAAACGCCTAAGGGTAACTACGAAACCTACGCTCCAGCAGACCACTACATCGAAGCCTACGACGTGCTGAAACGTAACGCAGTCAAGACCACTGGGGTCCCCGTCGAATGCTGGACGGTGACTCACTGTACAGAGCAGGTCTGAAACGTTCCAGGGGGCAGTCTGACCGGCTGCCCCTTTCTTTCACCCCAGGGTGAGACTCATGAGACTAAGAATAAGCCTCAATAAGCTCACCGCACGCGCAGGGAGGCATAACACAATCGTGCTTACGTTATGCTTAGAGGCCAGTCATAGCAAGCGTTCCAGGGGCTTTTGAGCCCCGTGAATGCGTTTTTTGAGCTAGTGAATGGGTTTTTCGAGGCCCGGAAGGGCCGAGAAATAACGCTCCACACGCTCCAGGAACCTAGATTCGGCGCCCCGCAGTTCGAGTTCGCTCAGTTCTCGGATCTGTGGGGCTCCGGTGCGACGCGCCACGACGACGAACGCTCCAGTCGCTTGAATGTCGGTGAGACTCTTGAGTCCAATGCTGTAGGCGCCAAGCTGGTCAATGTAGTTGGTGAGCATCTCTTCGCTGCGTTCGCGGGTGGACGTTTTCCAATCCACGAGGTACGGACCAGTGCCCTGAATGTCCAGCAGGGCATCACACGTTCCAGCGAAGCCTGCTTCGTGGTGAATGGAAAATTCCACCGCATGAATGGCCGAAACTGAATCGGCGATCCAGGCGCGGAGTCCACGGGCGTAGCCTGCAGCGCTCCAGGGCACCCTAGGAGCCCCCTGAATGGCCCTTTCGAGGCCCCAGCGGGTGATCGATCCAGGGCAACGTTCCAGGCCGTCTGTAGAGGTTTTCCAGCAGCCGCGTTTGTTGGCGGTTTGGCGGGCGAGTTTCGCTCCAGTCTTTAACACGTACTCCGCGTGGTTGTGGGCCAACGTTCCACGGTTGGCCGCCATGTTTCTGTCCGTCGGGGACGAAGGCCGAGCCAGCCAACGTTCCAGGGCAGCTTTTTGCTCCTCTGGGGCTGTAGCACTTAAGATTCGGGTGACTGAGTGGTAGATGTTGCCCTGGGAGTCGCGGTAAATCCTGCCGTTGGGGTCCGTTGTGTCGTCACGGACCAGGGAGGATTTCCGCAGACGTGCCAGGGCATCAACTTTACTCATTGGGCGTGTGATACAGTAGCCATGCTTTTTGGAGTTGGTTGATCTTTTGTTGGGCTAGGTGGTAGCTGCTTACCCATCCTACTTGGTCTCCTACAGTAATACGTACCATGTCATCATCCGTCGTCTCTAGCTTTGGCGTTGGAGGCTCGGAGGGCCGACAACCCCGTGTAGTGGGCGTGGAGGGGGTGGTTTCGGTCATGGCGTCCGTCCGCTTCGTAGAGACGTTCCAGCTCATCTTGACGGGCTTGCATGGCCTTCACCTGCTCTATTGGGCGCATAAAATACTCGTTCCCATAGTGATATTAACAAGAAAAAGGGGCATGAGCAAGGCCCACGCCCCAGTGAATGGCTTGTTGGGTGACTCAGACCACCTCTTTGAAGGGGTTGCCGCCGCCGATGAGGCGGGTGATGTCGAAGCCGTCGGCTAGGGCAGCGGTCCAGGCTTTGTCAATGCCTTTCTGGCTGGCGGCTTTGCGGGGTACAGGGCGGAGTGTGTACTCCGTGGTGAGGCCGGAGCCTGTTTTGCCCATAACGAAGTCCCACTCCAGCAGATTTTCGTAGTCCTCCATCTGGGAGGTTTGATCCAGCTCCTTGATGAGGGACTTCTGGGTCAGCTGCAGCACTTGGATGGTGCCGGTTTCAAAGTTGTAGACGGGGACTGCCAGGGCGAACTTGACGGGCTCCGGCCCAGTGCCTTCGCGGTTGAGGCGGCGGCTGTAGTCGGGACCCATTTCCTGCTCGATGTCGGCAGGGGTGGGATCGTCGGGGAAGCGGAAGGGACGCACAGCGCCGTCGCTGGCTTCTCCCCAGCATTCATAGAAGCAGAGAGGCTCTTCGCTGAGGAGGGCAAAGCGGACGCTGCTGCCGCTCTGGATTTTGCTTGGGTTCAGGTATCCGCCGCCGGACGAACCACCGCTGACGGCGTTTTGAAACTTGGTTGGGACGAAAGGCACTTTGGAGGTTGCTGTGGGCGAAATCTGCCCGGTGCTCACACACAATAGCACAGTGTCAAGGGGTTGACCGGCGGCGTACAATGAAAAAACGCCCCACGGCTGGAGAGGCCGAGGGGCGCAGCTAAAACATTCCTGTAGGAGTCTAACACATGGAAAACCTGCTGTCGTTTGTCCGGACATTGCCCGGGCATTGGGCGTGTGCGCCGATTTATGCCAATGGCGTGGAGATGCCTAATGGCGGGACTGCTTGCGGCAAAAACCCGCTTGGGCGGGCGCACCACGACAATCTGACGCCTGAGGCGGCGGCGCTGTACATCGAACGGGCGCCGGAGACGTTCCAGGCGCTGGGTGTGTTTACCGGGCCTCGGAGTAAGGGGCTTGTGATTCTGGACGTCGATGCGAACCTTGGGGCTGTCCTGAAGAAGTGGGGCAAGGACTTAGAGAACGCTCCACGGGTGACATCGCCGAAGAAAGCGGCGGCGAAGTACCTGTTCACCGTTCCACAGGAGCTGTGGACGGAGGTGAGTGACATCAGCCTTGCGGCGAGTGGTGAAGGCTGGGAAGTGCTATGGGGCCGTCAGGGGCTTCTAGGAGGCGCTTATTGGTCTGGAGGGGTATATACGCCTGAGGGGGACTTCAGTGCCGTTCCAGAGGCTCCTGGGTGGCTCTTAGAGCGTATGAAGGAGTCTTTCCGGGAGAAGAACACCAAAACTGCCGGTAAAGCGCTCAAAGATGGGCGGTGGGCGGCACGCTCCAAGGAAGAGCGGATGGTGATTGCTCAGTCCTGTTTGTCGGTGATTCAGCCACAGGGGCGTGGGTCGGAGGATCTGTGGTGGCGGATTGGGGCGATGATCCACTCCGAGCTGCCGGGTGATGAAGGGCTGAACCTTTGGCGGGAGTGGTCGCTCCAGGATGAGGAATACGCCGATGACTGGGCAGATGGGAAGGATCCGTGTCTGGCGCGGTGGGAGGCGGGCTTTAAGGCTGGTGGTGGGCTGGGGTTTGGCAGCCTGATCAAGCTGGCGGACCATTACGACCCAGACAGGGCGCGATTTCAGAGGGACGGTTGTGCATCGGTTGTCGAAGAAGTCGAAGCGAAGCCAGTCTTTTACGCGAGAGCGACTCTTTCATTTGAAGAAGTCATCTCCAAAGCCAAGTCCTACCTCGAAATGGACAACCCGGCGGAGATGAACTTCAACCTGAACAGCTTGGCGCTCCAGGCTGGGTACAGGGATCAGGTGGCGCTGGAGAAGCTGATCGTTGATCAGATCCAGTTTGAGGGCGCTAAGGGTGTCATGGGGGTGGAGGCGCTCCAGCAGATGGATGCGAGGCGGGACTACCTGATTCCGGATGTGTTGCCGCACCCGTCGGTGGTGCTGATTTACGGCGCGGGTGGGGATGGCAAGTCCATGTCGGCTTGGACTCTCGCGAAGCACATTGCGAATGGGGATCCGTTTGTGGTGCGGGGTAAGCACGTTCCAGTCCAGCAGGGGCCGGTGTTGCTGCTGAATGGGGATCAGCCGCTGATTCAGCTCAAGGAGCAGCTGGAGGAGGTGGATTACCCGATGGATGGGCAGACGTTCATCCAGACGGACTGGGCGCTCCAGCGGTACGCGCAGTTCATCAAGCTGATGGAGAAGATCCAGCCGAAGCTGGTGGTGATCGACTCGTTGATCGGGTGCAGTGGTGGGCGGGCGTTTGACGAGAACAAGTCGGATTTTGCGACGCCGTTGTACTGGCTGACCAGGAACAACGGTGTGCTGTTCCCGGCGGCGACGATCCTGATCATTCACCACGCCAACAAGCAGGGCGGGTTTAGGGGCACCTCGGCGATTCGGGATGCCGTGGATGAGACGTGGGCGTTGAAGAAGCCCAGCAAGGACCAGGTGGAGAAGGGGCTCGTTCCAGGGCACAGTCGGATCCTCAGCATCGAGAAGAGCCGTGCAGGGCGCTCTGGGACGGCGCTGATCATGCGGCAGGAGGATGACCTCAGCTTTTCCGTGGCGGACTTCACGCCGGAGGTCGATCCAGCCAATGCAGCGCCTAGTGGCATCACGGATCGGGTGCTGCAGCGGTTGCGTGTCATCTACCCACGCACCGTTACCCGGAGTGACCTCAACGCTGATCTTGTGATTGACGGAAACGTGGCGGCAATCCAGAAATCGCTCCAGCGGCTTGTGAAACGGGGGTTGGTTAAAGAACGCAAAGAAGAGGGTCGGTACGGAAAGAAGACGTACCAGGCGGTTCTTTCTTGTGGAAAAGAGGGGTCGCGTGGAGAGGTAGAGAGAGAGTGTCCACCCAAAGAAACCCCTTGCACTGGAACGGATCTGAGGGTGGACACAGGTCAGAAAGAGCCGAAAGTGTCCACCCTCAAAGCTGATCAAAGCCTCAAGGGTGGACACTCAGCTACGCAGCAGGGGGTGTGTCCACCCTTAGATCCCAGTGCTGGTGCGGGTTCTGCCTTGGGTGGACACTCTGAACAATATCCCCGCGCGAGGCAAGAAGAGCGCACGGAAGAGGAGTTGAAGCGCCTGAACGACGCGGCGTGGAAGCAGTGGGATGGCTGAGGTGCAGCGTGGGGCTAAGAGTTGTGCTAGTTTGATGGAGCCGAAAGGCGGATTTAAGTAGCACACGAATGGCCCCTCAAATTCCCGACGCAGTTCTCGCAGCAGCCGAAAAAATCCTGCTGCGAGACTTATTGGACTCACCCACGTTCCAGCCTTGGATCGTTTCTGCCTTGGCTAATGGGCTAAACCTCGCGCATCGCACGGGTGCAGAGCCGGATGAGGACGATCAGTTTCTGCAGTTCAAGCTGAATCAGATGGTGCGTGCCATCCCCTACGAGCAGCGGCGGCATTGCTTTGACGAGACTGCCCGCATGATCCGCGAGCGGAAGGAGGCGAAGCAATGACTGACCAACACGAAAACGAGCTGGACTACATACGCTCCTACCTTGCGCTTGATCCAGACAGCCCCAGTGGTCTTGTCTGGATTAAAACAACTTCAAAAAACCAAGTAAAGCCTGGGATGGTGGCTGGTTACAGCAATGGTACTGGGTACTATAAAGTTCAGTTAAACGGAAAGAGATACAGAGCCAGTCACCTTGTCTTGTATTTGAACGGAATTTACCCTGAAAAAGGTTGTGCAGAAGTTGACCACATTGACCGTAACCCTTGGAATAATGCAGTCAGCAACTTACGCTGGACCACGAGATCGGGCAATCTTTCTAATAGGCGAGTCCTAGGTGCGGTTAACTACCGTTATGTCCACCGCTCTCGCGGCCGTTACACTGCTCAGTACACACATCCAGCATCAAAGAAGCAAGTCTTCGTTGGTCGCTACGCGACGCCCCTCGAAGCACATTTGCAAGCTCTTGTACACCGTCTTGAAAATCATTGGATTGAACAATGACTAACGAAATCACACCCCCGCCTGAGCTGGTGCAGCAGTGGGACGACGAGGCTGAGGCAATGTTCCGCCCCGAGTACCAGCAGCACATCGCCACTCAAGCCGCCCGCTGGGGCGCCGATGCTGAGCTGGAGGCGTGCTGTGAGTGGTTTCAGATTAACGGATGGCATCCGGATCATCCAAATAAACTCCGCGCTCATCGCCGCCCTAAACCGCCGACATTGAAGAAGCAGGCGCTTGCCAAGCTGCCTAAGCAGCCCGAAAACATGGCGTCGTACTTAAAGCTCACGCCAGGTGACGTTGCCACAATTCGCCGCGCCATCAATCAACTTCCTGATGAATAAAATGGATTTGCAGCTTACCACAAAGGAAAGCCACCGTTTTTGGTCCAAAGTAGACATAACCACAAGTGATCTGTGCTGGGAATGGATCGGCTATCGCCTACCTTTCGGGCATGGGCAAGTAGGGATTCGGCGAAAAGTTTATTTAACACATCGTGTAGCTTACGCAATCATGAAATCTCCGATCCCGGCAGGTAAACATGTTCGCCATCTGTGTGATAATCCTAGTTGCTGCAACCCGAATCATCTCGCCCTTGGCACTGATTTAGATAATTCGAACGACAAATGCCGTCAAGGTAGGCAAGCGCGAGGGACTGGCAATGGAAGGTCCAAGTTGACCGAACAACAAGTGCTGCATATTTATAATTCGAATCAGACGCAAGAAGACTTAGCGGCTCAGTTTGGCATACACCAACCAATGGTTAGCCGGATTAAAAATGGCGTCTATTGGAGCTGGCTTACTGGAGCAACTCGATGACTGACACACAAATCCTTGAACTTGTAAAAGAACACTTTGAGGAATGGGAAGCTGATGAAGATGGTTATTGTTGGGTAGAGTTTGCTGGGAAACCTGATGACTTTGTGAAATTTGCCCAAAAAATCTATGAGATGGGATACAACAACGGATATAGTGAATGTTCTTTTGATATGGGAGATGAGAATGTATGACTGACCTTTCACCAACTGCACGGGCAGTTCTTACGGCTGTAACGCTGAAGCGGTACGACGTACCCCCAGAAGGGCTGCCTGCCTTTGCGGAGGAAATGGCACCTTTACTGGCTGCCGCCCTTCGTGCTGCTGCGGATCAGGTGGTGCCGTTTGAACCACCGCTGGGCATTGATCCGGTTGCCTGGGAGCGAGATGAGATTCGCACCCAGCTGCTGGCTATTGCTGATGAGCTTGAAGCCCACGTACCAGGGTGAGTCTTATGGGTCTCGCCGCTCGGTCGGTAACCACCCTTTAGCGGCCATCGCGTCTACGGCTTCCTGCTGGGCAAAGTAAAGGCGGAGGAATTTGCAGGCCAGTTCCTGCAGGTCCTTTACGTTGTGGCACGTTTGGATGTCACGGCGTAGCCGCTCGTAGGCGAATTCTCGTTTTGTGTCCATTGAGTCTCACCACCAGGACTACTACATCATGCTGCAGTACGTGATCATCGGCCAAACTGGGCGTGGACTGGCTGGAGCGATGGATCGGCCCCGGACCACCATCACCTACTACAAACTGGAGCGGGATCCGGGCTACCTGGCGATCGTGCGGTACACGGCGTACCACCCGGATGGGAAGCCGATCAAGGTGGGCGAGTACCTGTACAAGGACACACCGGAACAGTTCTGCGAGCTGGAGAAGGACATTGAGAAGGCGCTGCAGAACGGCATTGATGCCAGCGTGCTCAGCGCTTACGAACATGAAGTTTTTCCGGTGATCTCCAGCTACCTGCCTTAGTGTGCTATCTTAGAGGAGTCGTTCGGAGGCCCACCATGCCCCAGCCACAACTCGTCCAGTTCAACTACAAGCAGGGCAGCGACTTGCTGTCCATCCATGCCATTGTCGAGGACGCGATCCAGGTGCTGCCCGGATCTCGCTTCGATCCACCGGAGTTCGGTCCGGCCTTGTGCGAGACCGTCCTAGTGTTGGACGAGCCCATCACAGCGGATAACGCACCAACCAACGATGACGTGCAGCGGATGCTGCCGTGGATCGATGACTGGTCCGTGATTCCGCCCCTCGATTTTGATGACTATGGCGACTGATGCCGTGAACTGCCCCGCCCACTACACGGGCGGGGACATCGAGTGTATAGACGCCATCAAGGCGGCTATGACCATGAACGAATACCTCGGCTTTTTGCGGGGGAACACCATCAAGTACATCTGGCGGTTCCGCGAGAAGGGAGGTGTTCAGGATCTGCAGAAAGCTGAGTGGTATCTCAGCCGACTTATTCAAGAGTTTCAGTTTGAATCGTTTACCGACCCACTTGATTGATCATGTCTACACATCCTTTTGACCAGTTCAAGTACAAGAACGTTCCAGCGTATCTTGATGCAGAGGTTGCTCACTACAACCTTGAGAAGGCTGATGAGTACAGCCGTTACGGTAGTATTGCTGCGTCTGTGGATGCGGCTATGGCTGAGCAAGATCGCGTTGACAGGATTCGGTTCGCCGAGGGCTGGGAAGCTGATGAGGGCGGCTGGTACACGCCGAATGGCATCTCAGAGTTTGACTGGGAGCACGAGTACAACTGTCCGTTTCCTGAGGAAACTAGCTGGGAGACTTACGTTTTTAACCGGCGGGTTGAAGCCGGTTGGTTGTTCAACGACAGCGGTGAGTGGTACGCACCGGATGGGACTTCGCTTAAGCACTGGGAAGGTGCTCTGCCAGAGTATTGCGTGGAAGCGGATCAAGAGTGATATTTAAGCAGTATTTGCGCTTTGGGCAATACCTGGGGCGCTTTTTTCATTCAATTTTTTGACCACCCATGTCTGATTACAAAATTCTTTTCGGGATTCAGCATCTCGACAAAATTGACACGGCGATTTCGGTCGCTTTTGACACGGAGACGCTCCAGCTGCAGCCCGAGGTGGGCAAGTTGAGGCTGATCCAGCTTGGCTGTGAGACCAGGAAAACGATAATCGTTATTGATTGCTTTGAGTTGGGGGAGGCTGAGTGGGAAAGGCTCAGGCTTTTCTTTGAGAATGGGGACCGCTACTGGATCGCGCACAATGCTGTGTTTGATTTGGGGTGGTTGCAGGAGCACGGGATTGATGTGCGGGGCAGGGTGAGGTGCTCGATGCTTGCCAGCAAGCTGCACAACAATGGGTTGCCGAATGTGAAGCATGGCTTGGCGCAGGTGGCCAAGCGGTATTTGAAGATTGAGGTGGACAAGGAGCAGCAGAGGTCGGATTGGAGCGTTCCAGTGCTGTCGGAGGAGCAGTTGCTGTATGCGGCGAAGGATGTGGAGGTGTTGCTGCAGTTGGATGCTGAGTTGGATCGGGTGCTGGCGAAGGCTGGGTTGGTCGGGGCGTTTGCCTTAGAGTGCAGGGCACTCCCGGCGATGGCGCAGATGTGGCGCACTGGGTTGCCGTGGAATCGACTTGATCTTGAACAGTTGCGGGATGACTATCAGCACGACATTGATGCTCTCGGCCTCGACTTTTTACGAGAACTTGATGAGGCGCTTCCGCCGGAGCACAGGTTGCCCAGGGAAAACCCGTCGGCTGATCGATTGGCGCACCTCAGAAAGCGTGTCACCGAGATGGGCCATGACGATGACACGTACCAGCGTTGGTACGCCGAGATCGAGGAGCTGGAAAATGAGCCGCCGCAATTCAACACGCGGGCTAAAGCTGTTGGTTCTGTTCGTCTTGGCACGAAGAAGCAAGCGGGTTTCAATCTGAACAGCCCCAAGCAACTGCTGGAGAAGTTCACTGTGCTGCTGGGTAAGCAGCCGGTGGATGCCAAGACTGGGAAACCTAGTGCGGGAAGGGCGGCTCTTCGGGAGTATGCAGCGGACCACCATGTCATACAGACGTACTTGGCTTGGAAGAAAGCGGAGAAGCGTCGGCAAATGGTGGAATCGATCTTGGAGAAGATGGACCCGGATGGGTTTGTGCGTGCCAGCTATTTGCAGCTTGGGGCGGAGACCGGCAGGATGTCGTGTATTAAGCCGAATAATCAGCAGATTCCGCGTGATGAGGAGTTTCGTCGATGTGTGCAGGCTCCTGATGGTTGGATGCTTGTTGATGCTGACTTTGGTCAGATGGAGTTGCGCCTCGCCGCTGCAGTCGCGCAAGACGAAAGGATGACCAAGGCGTTCCAGGCAGGGGAGGATCTGCACACGGTTACGGCTGAGGCGATCGGTTGCACACGGCAAATCGCGAAGTCGGCGAATTTTGGTTTGCTGTATGGCTCTGGTGCGAAAGGGTTGCGGAATTATGCTGGTGCGTCGGGGATTGTGATGTCGCTGGAGGAGGCGGCGAAGATCAGGGATCAGTGGCTGCAGACGTACCAGGGGATTCGGGAGTGGCAGCAGAATAATGCGAATACCGCAAACTCAACGCAGTCAAATGAGCAGAGCAGTATGGCGCAGTTGCGGATTCCTGAGACGGGGATGCGGCGGTTTTTGCCGGGCGATATGAATCGGCTGACTGTTCGGTGTAATTCACCGATCCAGGGAGCGGGTGCGGCGATTTTGAAGTGCGCGTTAGGAAATCTGTGGCCTCGTGTTAGGGAGGCTGGTGAGGATCAGGTGAGGATTGCCGGTTGCGTGCATGACGAAATAATTCTGTTGGTGCGGGAGGACGTGGCTGAGCATTGGGCGGACCAGCTAAAACAAGTGATGGAGGCAGCTGAGGCTAAGTGGTTAGGAGAGATCCCGCCGCTGGCTGAAGTCAATATCGGTAAGGCTTGGTCGGATACTCACTGAGGAGGCGCGATGAGGGCCAGCATTTACCACACGGCTAGAGGCTGGTCCTGTCGTGTGCAACAAGAACTTGGGTACTACAGTACCCTTGGCGAAGCGATGGCTGCTGTTTATGCAACCGAAAACGGGGCGGCAGATCATCATGACCTACTTGCAGTACGAGATCGCCCGTGCCACCACTGCAGATTTGCAGAGGGCAGCGGAGTTCCTGGAGCGGGCCAGGGAGGTAAGGCGCGGTTGCCGTAAGCAGCGCACACAATCCAGGAAGAGGCAGCAAAGTGGGTGGCGGAAGCATGTGGACGATCCAGCGCGTTGGTAGCACAGTGCTAGACTATTACACAGCATCCTATAACACATGGCGATTCGCCACGGCAATAAAACGTACATGCAGATCCTGCTGGATCCGCATCGTGCTGCGCTTCTCATGGCTATGGCAGATCAGAAGAGCTTGCGTCCCACGGCACTGGTGCGGGAGATGGTGTATCGGTGCTTGGAACGGGACTTGCCGGCATCGACATATAAAGAAGCGGTTGCCAAGGATGATGCGGCTTGGAAGGAGTCGGTGCGGAAACGCGTTGAGGGGAGAATGAAGCCTAAAGATGACGAGGTGCAAACAGAGGCTTGACTGGCGGGTCTACTGTGCTATTTTTTGTGGGCCTTCAGCACACGCACCATGGCACCACGATTTGCGCTCAGTTTGGCGCAGCAAGAGAAGCAGGTTTACTTAGCTGCGTACTACGGGATGTTGCACCCGCATGATGGAATTTTGTTTACGGATAAAGCACAGGATGCTTGTTCGTATGTGACGGTGGAAAAGGCTGCAAAGGTGGCACGAGCGATTGCTCCTGCGTTGGGGCATGTTCCTGAAATTATCGAGGTGAATTACTGATGGATGCTTTTACGAAGTACATCAGCGACATTTTGCGGTATCCGCTCCTTACTAAGGAGCAGGAGATTCTGTTGGCGCGGCAAGTGCAAGAGTGGTTGACGGCAGAGCAGCCTACGAAAAGCCAGCAGAGGATTGGGGAGAGGGCGTACCACAAGCTGGTAAATTGTAATTTGAGGCTTGTGGTTTCTATTGCAAAGAGGTATGCGCCCCATGCAAAAAAGACGGAGATGATTGATATTGTGCAAGAGGGGAATATGGGGTTAGCGCATGGAGTGAAGAAGTTTGATCCAGAAAGGGGGTATGCGCTTTCGACGTATGTGTATTGGTGGATTCGGCAGGCAATTACGAGGTATCTGAGTTGCAGTGATCGGGTGATTCGATTGCCGTCCCATGCGGTGGAGATTCTGTCCAAGTTGAGGCAGTGGAAGCCGCAGTTTGAAGCGGTTCACGGGCGGGCGCCCACACTTGAGGAGTGTGCAGAGTTCAGCGGGACCAGTCCAGATAGGATGCGGAGCTACTTGGAGCGGAGTAGTGACTGCGACAGTTTGGACCGGGTTGTTAACGATGGAGAGGCGTTGCTTCTGGACGCTATCTCGGATGGAGAGCATCCGATGGACCAGTTAGAAGACAGTTTTGCGGGGTTTGAGGTCGGGGAGATGCTTGGGCATCTGGATGACGTGGATCGTTCCATCCTGGAGGCGTTGTATGCCTTGAAGGGCGGGGAGCCGCAAACGTACCTTAAAGTGGCTAAGGATCACGGGATGTCGCGGGAGCGTGCCAGGCAGAGGTGTCATAGGGCGTTGACGAGGCTTCGTGTGCTTGCAAACACAAAAAACTATTTGCGCTAATGGAGTGTCCTAATTGTGGTGAGTCGGCTCCTAGAAAACTCCGTGTTTCTGGTGCTCGTGTTTCGCATGACTTGGCAAAGACGCGCCAGCGAACGTGCCTTAGTTGCGGGGAAACGTCTTTTTCGGTGGAGATTCCTATCGAGAGAAAGTACGTTACGTGCTACAAGCATTACCACATCCGAGAGGATGTGTTGCGTCATTTGATCACAGCGCTTTACGGTTATGAGCAAAGCTGAACTGGTTTGGGCCACGCCCGATGCGGAGAAGTTGATTGTTAAGATGGCGCGGGTATCAAACCCGTCCAATGAGGATAACTTTGAGACCGGACCACGGCTCTTGAGGTATCTGATTGAGCACAAACATTGGTCGCCGTTCGAGATGGCGAATATGTGTGTCAAGATTCATACTGAGCGGGATATGGCTGCTCAGATTTTGAGGCACAGATCGTTCTCGTTTCAGGAGTTTTCGACGAGATATTCGAGGACGCAGCCGGCGGAGATTCCTTATTTTAGGAGGCAGGATACACAGAACAGGCAGAACAGTTTGGATGATATTCATCCGACGAACCAACAGGATTTGCAGATTGGGGCGGCGGCGATTATTAGGGATGCGTTTTTGTACTATGAGTCGTTGCTGGAGCGTGGTGTGGCGAAAGAGACGGCGCGAAGGGTTTTGCCGCTTTGCACTCCGACGACGATGTACATGAACGGGACGGTCCGGAGCTGGGTGCATTACCTTGCATTACGTACCAGTGCGGACACGCAGTTGGAGCACAGGCAAGTGGCCTTGGATTGCCAGAAGCTGTTTAGGAAGTGCTTTCCGGCTGTGGCGGAAGCGGCGTTTGGTACAGTGTAGTTATGCAGATCCCATTCCTTAATTGGCTGGAGCGGCGGGCGCTGGAGATCCTGATTCGGAGTCCGCGCACTGGCATGGTGGCTGTGAAGCAGATGGACGGGCCGCTGCTGTTTGTGGCGAATTCGCCGTTTGATGAAATGCCGATGGATGGTAGTAATCCGATTGCGGACCACCTAGAACGGATTTACAAGAGTTCTGGCAATGGAACGTCCGAAGGCCCCGATTTAGCAGTTGGGTAGGTATCGGTTTCGGGTTTGTACGCCTAGAGGCGATTTATTGCTCCAGCCACTCTTCGATGCGGGCTTGGCGGGCTTCGGTCCAGTAGGTTCGGTTTTTGAACCAGTCTTTCCAGTCGTGGCCCGATTTGTGGCTGTTGCAGGAGAAACAGCAGGCGACTAGGTTGCGTTTTTCGGTGAGGCCGCCTTTCCACTTGGGGATGACGTGATCGAGGGTGGTGTTTTTGCCGAGGGGTTCGGCGCAGTAGGCGCAGCAGAAGTTCCACTCGGTCAAAATGCGGTCGCGGAAGCGGACTTTTGCCTGCTTCCGTGGGACGAGGTGCGTCTCGTCGATCTGATGATCCACTACCACCCCGCGCCATGCAAAATCAAGGGTCTTGACTTGCGGCTGTTTATATGGTAGTGATATTTACCCTTTCTTTACACGGCGGTGGCGAGGATGGCCCAGCCCGTTCCAGGGCCGTCGATCTCCCAGCGGCGGAGCCAGTTTTTGCGGCTGTATTCGACGTATTGACCGGCAGCGGAGGTGTTGTCAACGTAGCCGCCGTCGATCATGTTGGCTTCGCCATTGGGGTCGTGGAAGATGAAGGTGTTTGGTGTGAGGCCGACTAGGCAGGTCCAGTGGCCGCTGCCTGTTGGTGCCTGCACTGGGCCGTGGTGGAGCCAGCCGACAGCGACGGGGCGGTTGTTTTTCAGTTCGTTTTCCAGCATGACGGACGTTCCATTGGTTATGAAGCGGGCGTCGAGGCCGAGGGAACGGAGGGCGTTTACTTGGGCGGTTGAGGATGTTGAATCGCCGTAATGGCTGCGGACTGCGTTGTACTCGTCGTCGGATTTTACCTTGCCGTAGTAGCGGGCCAGCATTGCACAGCTACTTGAGAAGCATTCTCGATAGCCCATGCCGGAGGTGTTGTCGAGCTGGTATTCGTATGGGACTTTTAGGCGAATTATGGATGGCTTGTAATTATTTGGGTCGTTTTCGTCCATTAGGCGGATGAGCTTTTCGGCGTAGCTGGGGTCGGTGGCGTAGCCTTCACGGACCAGGGCACGGGCGCAGTTTTCGCGGGTAACTGCGTAGTTGACCCCTTTGTAGTTTTTGTAATCCTTGTACCAGCGTTGAACGAGGTAGTCGATGCAGGCTACGGGACTGGGGAAGTCAATAAATTCGTCGGTGATGGTGACCCATTCGCCGTTGATGAATTCGGATGTTGTGGTGGACGTTCCAGGGCCTTTGAGGCCGAAGAAGTTGTTTTTGCCGGAGGTGTGTTTGCCCCAGCCTGATTCGAGTGCGCACTGGGCGGCGACGACTTCGGGGAATTTGGCACCGGCAGTTTTTGCCATTTCTTTGATGCCGTTCCAGGTGAGTTCGTTTTTGGGTGGTACGGCGGCTTTCCAGGTGCTGTACCAATCCTGATCCCTATTCAAGGCTGTCGGGTCTGCCTTTAATAGCCGCTGTTCCAATTCAAGGATCGCGGCATCCTGATGCCCAAGCCGCGGCTCATACCAGGATGCGCGGATGTGCAGGTCATCTAGAGGCACCGAGGATCGCGGCGTAGATTTCGATCACGGTGCCTGCAGCGGCCTACGCTTCAGCTTAACTCAGCCCCACAGCACACCAGCAGCTTTTGAAAGCGCATGTTTTTCAGGGTTATTTAGCCTGCTTTTCCAAGCGCTCGATGCGGTCTTGTAGGGCTTCTAGGTGGTACTTGGTTTCTAAGGCTTCTATCGATGGCCTGATCTTGCCGTCGCCGCTGATCAAGACCATGGCTTCTTGTTCCAGCCTGTCAAGCCGTTCGTCGATACGGCGGATCTGGCTAAAGCTGTAGATCAGCAGACTGACTGCTGCTGTAATGGCAGCACTGAATACAGCACCATGATCAGTGGTGATTAAGGGTCGTCCCTTGTCGGGGGGTTTCTTGTCTACGTCCTGGTATGCTTTGGAATGTCTGCTCTCTGCGCTCGTGTCCGCTGAATCGCTTGAAGAATGGCGCGATGTCACTGGCTGGGAGGCGTCTTACCAAGTGAGCAATCTTGGAGCAGTGCGGAGCAAGGATCGGCACATAATAACCAAAGCAGGTTGGTCTTATTTCTTGCCAGGAAGAGTGCTCAAGCAGCACTACAACCATGCTAGATGCATCTGCTCAGTCAATTTGCAAGATGGACCCAGAAAAGCCATGGCAACAAATGTTGCGCGACTTGTGGCTGAAGCTTTTATTGGTCCGCGTCCAAATGGAATGGTTGTAAGACACGGGCCAAAAGGTCGCGGCTGCAACGAAGTGTCAAACCTCAGCTACGGCACTCAAAGCCAAAACATGTATGACAGGTGGCGTGATGGGACTATGCCACATGGCAGCGGTCACAAAAACAGCAAGCTTTCAGAGAATGATGTTCGTGAAATTCGCAGGCTTCGGGACGAGGGCGTCACTTGCAGAGAGGTTGGCAAGCGCTTTGGAATATCCAAAGACGTGGTTTCTCGGATCCATAGGCGCACTCTCTGGGCTTGGGTTGATTAAGGGTCGTCCTTTGTTGGAGGGTTGCTTCTCAAGCTGACCAAAGTTGCCAGCAGGCTGAACATTGTTTGCAGCGCTCTTGAATCATGATCCTCGCAAGCCTTGCTCGCTGCGTAGTCCTTTTCCCAGAACCCAGCTGCGGTACAACTGGCTGACCACCCCACGCTAAGTGCTGCAATCGTTGAAACTGCAGCGATGATGGAACGGGTCAGCCATTGCGGTGTGCCGTGCATTAGGCAACGTTCATGCTGGCAGCAATAAATTCTGCCAAGCCTTGATCGTCAAGACCAAGAGCGCCGGAAACGTCGATGTTGTGTTGTTTGGCAAACTGGAGCATTGCGTCGCGTCCGAGTCTGAGGAGCTGATCAGCGCCGGAGGTGTCGATGGTGTGTGTTGCCGGAGCAGGTGCGGGTGCAGGGGCTGTTAAGGCAGCCCATGGCAGACCCGGTGCAGTGGTGGGTGCATGTTGCTGATCAAGTTGCTGCTGGAGTGCAGCTTCGATTTCACCAACCTTTTCGGCACCGAAGTGATCCTTGACCCAGCTGACCACGATTTCTTCGGTCAGATTGGCATAAGGGATCATGTTGCCGGGGTCGGGCTTCTCTAGCCCCACGCTGCCATAGGCGCCGCTGCTGTAGGTGCCGTCCTCAGCGTTGACGGTGTAATGCACAATGAACACCGCACCGTCAGAGGTGTAGTGCTCCATGTTGGCAACGGCCCAGGTGAATTTTGTGGTCATGATTATGAAATACCTGTTGGCATTGTAGTGCAGAAGCCGCAGGAGCACATAGGGTGGTCAACCGAAGCGCAGTAACGTCAAAGACTACGCTGGCTCAGTTTATTACGCCGAGCCAGGCAGATGAGTGAAGGGGACTCGTCACCGTGGCTGGTTATCAATGTAGGCAGCTACTGCTTTGAGTTCAGCAGCGGTCGCGTCTGTTTTGATCATGTTGGCTCGTAATGAGATCACAGCCACATTGCCGGGCACGTAGCCTTTGCTGTTGTCGATACGGTCAAGGCTTGGCGAGCTGCCAATATCTTCACGGTTAGAGCGCCCAGCACCAACACGAGCTTCAAGCTTGATGCCAAGCGCAGGGCAGAACTCAGGAATCACAATGTCGTCCACCGTGATGCTGCACTCAAGCTTGTTTTGCTTGGCGCGGCTGCGGGCTGCATAGAGCAGCTTTTTGCGCGGGTCCATATTGAGATACTTATTGATCTCGCAATGGCGGCAGCGCGACAGGCGCCCGATCCCGAGGATGTCTTTTTTGGCGCTTCTGGTTGGTGCCAGCTTGTAGAAGTCAGTCTGCGGTTTGTGCTCACCGCAGACCCTGCACTTACGCAGCACCGGGCATTCAATTACCACGTGCTGATCGCTGTGCGCTTCCATGTATTCGTAGCAGTGCAAACGTAGATGTAGTCAGCATCCCAGCAGATCTCACCAGCGGTGCCGGTGTCGGCTGCGGAGGATGGCGTTTTTGCGGTTGCAATTCTAATCCGATTGTCGTTCACC